ATGAACCTGATTGTCTCCTCTTTCCGCGACGGTACCTTTCACAACGCCAACTACACGATTACGCTGCGCGTTGTGATGAATGATGCGGAGCGCGCGAACTTCGAGCAGTACGGGGTTGCACCAGTGACCAGCGCCCTTGCACAGCATGTCAAGCTCGATGCCTTTGATCTAAAACAGCTCTACGGTGACGGTTTCGCACTCAGCCATTGCAACCTGCGTGCGCTCGCTGAGACGGTGCAGGACGTAGAAACAGCCTTGAACGACCTGGTTGCCTATTGGCGAGAGGCCGAGGCGTTTCAAGGTGAGCGCGTTATTCCGATAGAAGGTCGCTCGGCGAGCGTGGATTTCGCTTGACAGTCATGAAGAAGGGGGATCGTCTCGCTTCCTCCCAGTCACTGTGTACGAGCTTCGCTGCGAGCAGCGCGGCCGGTAGCTCTGGGGCGTTCGCTGCGAGCAACTGCTCGTAGTAATAGCCAAGGCGCTCGGCGAGCGCCGTTAGTTCGGCTGGATGCTGCCCAGGTTGCAGTTCCATTCGTTCTCCTTTCGTTGATGCTTCATTGTAGCCCGGAGCGCGCGATGAAACTCACGCCCATTCGTGTTTTCGCTGGTCTCTTCATCCTGATAGGACTGTTTTTGATGGTGCGGCTTGGGAGTGGCGTGCCGGGAGTCGATCCCAGAGTTCCGACTGCTGCACCAGGTTCGACCGCTGCGCCCGTCGGCTATGTGAGCCGGGCCGAGCTGGGCGACGCCTGGCCACTCACGGTTGACGATGGTGTGCTGGCGTGCCGCGATGGCTCTGTCACCTTCACAGCGGGTGGAAACAGCTACGCTGTGAACGGAACAGCGAAAACGGCAACCAGCTTGCCGGATATTGATGCAATCTGGGCTGATGACCCGTCAACGCCAGGATTGAAGATCAATATCGCGCCACTGATTGAGCGTGGCCTGGCGCTCTGTAGATAATCCCATAGCGCGGCTCGAGCCCGAACGAGGCCGCGCGTTTACAAGAACACATCTTATGCACTTGGTAAGGTTCTAAGCAGCAGCGAGGGACTACCAGTGCGCTTCGGCTTGTAGTGCCACTCTTGGCGGGGCAGACACTACGAGCACCAACGCCCAGCTTCGGCTATCCCCCAACGGGGAGCGCTCCGAAGCTGGGCGTCTTTATGCCGTTCGGATCATACTCCAGCAACTCCCCTACGCCCACCCCATAGAACTTGCAGAGAGCGGCGAGGATCGCAAAGTCGATCGCACTCGTCTTGCCGTTCTCGATCTTGTTCATGGTGTTGTAGTGGACGCCAATGGCGTCCGCTACCTCTTTGGCTGTCACCGGCCGCCCCTGCTTTGCCGCGTAATCGAGGCGTAGCTTCCGGGCCTTGGTCACAATCTTCGCCATACAAAACCTCCCTGCGTCTGCCTGTAAGCGATCCTAGCATGTGATCGACACACTGTCAAGAGATCAAAAATCACTCTTGACAGTGTGTCGATCATCCTGTACAATCACTCTTGAGAATTAGGAATACACATTCGAGCATCGCAGGAGCCACCGCCATGACCCGTCGTACCACCGCTGACAGCATCGACACCGACCTCGCGGAGCGCCTCCGCCACGCGCATATCGACCTCGACATCTTCCTGGCGTGCGACGGGCCGGAGCGGGCACGGCGCTGGCGTGAGGACTACTCGACCGCAGACCGCGAGAATCTGGTGCGCCAGCAGCTCACGCGCCGGCTTGGTGATTGGCAGCCGGAGGAAGTCACCCACTGGGTTGAGCACTATAACCAACGCTACGGCGCAACCGACCGATGCGTGCCCGACGCCGCCGCGATTCTCGACGCGGCCAAGGAGCGCTTCGATGCGGATCAGCGCGCCGGCAACCTCGTCGGTGCTGCCCAGATCGTCCGCGTGCGGCAGAACATCGGCAACGGCGCGCGCCTCGCCTGGCAGCTTGGTGATCTGCTGGTTGCCTCGCTCAACAACCCCGGCCAGGTCTACGCGGTCAACCGGCGCGGCTGCACCTGCCCGAATGGCGCGGCGGGTAAGTCGCAGTGCTGGCATGTGGCGCTCTATGACCTGCTCCTTGATATGCAGCAGGACGCGGCGGATGCGGCAGACGCACGCGCCGCGCGGGCTGACCTGGTGAACCGGCTGGCCAGCGCTCGGGCGCGGGTGATGGAGGCCGCGTGATGCTGCCGATTACGCGCGCCACATGGGGAGAACTGTACCTCTTCCACTTCAGCCGGCCGCTTGGCAACCCGGCCAACCGGCGCGCACAGGCCAGCCACTATCTCGGCTGGGCGCTTGATGCCAGGGAGCGGATCGATCTGCATCTCGCTGGTCGCGGTGCAGCCATTACCCGCGCGGCGATTGCCGCAGGGATCGACCTCACGCCGCACATTCTCGGGCCGGCTGTGAAGGACGTGGAATACATCGTCAAGCGCAGCCTGAAGAAGACGCACTGCCTGTGCCCGGACTGCTGCCGGGCGCATGGCCGCCGGCCGCTGGCCCTCCCGATCGGCATTGTCCAACTGGAACTGCCGCTCTGGTGCGAGCCCGCCCCGTGGGAGCTACCCGGGTACGCCGTGCCGCGCGTGAGCACCGACTGGTACGAGGCGCGGCACTACCGGAGCCAGGGCGTGGTAGTGCGCGCACCGCTCGCTGACACCTGGGATGAGGGACTGTTATGACTGCTGCATCGTACGATACAACACCCACTGCCGAGCTGATGAACTCCCTCCAGCAGGCCTTCGACGTGTTCAACGCGGCACTGTTCGGCGACGCACTCCCGCCGTGCCTGATCACCCTCCAGCGCAAGAACGGCGCGTACGGCTATTTCTCGCCGGCGCGCTTCGAGCGCCGGGGTGCGGCCGACGCAACTACGGATGAGATCGCCATGAACCCGGCACACTTCGCGCGTGACGACCGGGCCATTCTCGGCACGCTCGCGCACGAGATGGCGCATCTCTGGCAAGAGCACTACGGCGAGCCTGGCCGTGGTGGCTATCACAACGCCGAGTGGGGAACGATGATGGATCAGATCGGCCTCACACCTACCAGCACAGGCAAGCCGGGCGGCGCACGCACCGGGCAGCGCGTGACGCACCTGATCGTACCGGGCGGCCGCTTTGATCGCGCCTGTGCCGAGCTGCTCACCACGGGCCTCTCGCTGCGCTGGCATTCGCGCGAACTGTCGGTTGCCGGCCAGCGCTCGACGAAGAGCAAGACCAAGTTCGTATGCTCGGGTTGCGGTCAGAACGCATGGGCGAAACCCACGGCGCGGCTGATGTGCGCTGACTGCGCCCTCGTGATGGAGGCAGACGACGACTAACTTCTCGCCGTGGGGAAAGCACCGCGCCCCATATCCAAACCAACGAAGCCACGAAGCCACGAAGCCACAAAACCACGAAGACACCCCGCTGAAAGGAAACGCCATGACCATCCACCTGGAACGCCCGCGCGCCACTCCGCCGATCTGCCCGGTCGCTCCCGGCCTGGTTCGGTTCGGCGGCGTGATTATGCTGAGTGACGCCGCACACCGCACCGCCGATCTGCTGCTGCTGGCCTGCGGCGTCGCCGATGACACACCCGCCGCGCCGTGCGCACGGCGCATCCTGCCGGATCGCATCGCGGTCTCGCTGTACGGCCGTTCGGAGCCGCTCACGCTCGATGAGGCGATGCTGCTGCTTGGCGAGCTACACCAGGCGATCGAGGCGCACGATGCTCGCTGAGACCTTTGAGGAGTACGAGATCACCGGGCGTATTGAGCGTAGCGGCTACGTGCTCACCATCACCGCGCCAGGCGGTGCCACGGCCCGCGCCGTGTACCCTGGCCTCGGCTGCGACCGCGATGCCCGACTGTTCGCAAGACGGCTCATTACCCAGATCGTGACTGGCCGCGTTACACTCTCATCAGCACAGGAGGTACCAGATGGCAGCATTTCCCAGTCGTAACACATCTCCCACTCGCCAGGTCGCAGCACCCGCCCGCGTGCCCGAGGACGCCCGGCGCGCGCCTGCAGCTGCGCCGCTGTTCGATGAGTCGCAGCAGCCCGAGCCGCCCGCAGCGACCGAATCGGCCCGCGTGCCTGGCCCGGCCAGCACCCTCACCGAGGCGTACACGCGGCTTTCCCGGCCCTTTGCACAGCGGGTGATCGAGGTGAAGCCGGGCGCGCTGACCAAAGACAAGGCGCGCGCCTTGGCGATGCCCTACGCCGATCTACGGGTGTACCAGCACCGGCTGGACTCGGTCGTTGGCCCCGAGGGCTGGAGTCCCTCGTACCAGATGAGCGCGCGCGGCGTGGTGTGCGCGCTCACGATCCTGGGCGTCACAAAGTCGGCGATCGGCGACTACCCTGCTGATGCGAGCGATGAGAACGCGGCCACGTCGGCCGAGGCGCAGAGCTTCAAGCGCGCCTGTTCCGCGTTCGGTCTTGGGCGCTACCTCTACCGCCTGCCGCAAGTGTGGGGCGATTACGACGACCAGAAGAGGCAGTTCAAAGACCCGGCCGCCCTCGTGTGGCAGATGTACCAGGCATTACCGAAGGAGGAAGAGTAGGTGGCGAAGCTGATTATCGAACTCGACGACGGCACGCGCTCGGAGACCGTGATCTCACCGGAGGTACTGACGCTGATCCTCAAGGAAGATGATCGCCTCGTCGCCGAGACTGGCGAGGAGTCATGGCCAGCGGTTACGGCGCATGTGCTGCTCGACATGTTTCGGGCTCGCACCGAGCGCTTGTAAACAGCGCGGCGCGGGGTGCTCAGACATCCCGCGCCGCCCCGTTCCCCGCTGAAGAGGAAGCACCACTATACACCACGATGCACCACACAGCCGCGATCCCGGGATCGCGGCTGTGTGGTGAAGCGAAAGCCGACTGCGCCACACGGCGCGCCACTATGATAGCCCATCAGGCCACCTGGTGCGCGCCACCTGCCGAGCGCACGCCGTACCGCCTGGCCTATTCCGAAACGAGGCATGGTATGGGAGAATTGGATCACACCCCCATGTCTGATTATTTAAGCAAATCGGACATGCCCCCACTCACGCGCTCCCCACGCGCGGCGTTCGACCTGGTAGATCCTGATATGGCAGACCTTCCCGCGCTTCGTGCGCCCCTCGCACAACAGCCGCTCGGCCTGGCCGTGGCGGCCGACGCCGCTGATGCCGCCGCCGCGCGCCGCACGTTTGAACGCTACCGCGAGCGCCAGGCACCGCACACCTTGCGCCGACAGGATGGCGATCTGGCGCTGTTTGTCCAGTTTCTTGTGACAAGTGGCGCAAGCGATGTCGTCAGAAACTTGACAGCCGATCCCGCTGCCTGGCGTGGCATCAGCTGGGGCCTCGTCGAGGGCTTTGTTGCGTGGCAGCTCCGCGAGGGCTACGCGATGGGCAGTGTCAACGTGCGCCTCTCGACCGTCAAGACCTACGCCAAACTGGCCGCGAAGGCCGGCGCGCTGTCTGCTGAAGCCTACGCCCTGATCAAGGCGGTGGCCGGCTACCGACGTGCCGAGGGGCTCAGAGTCGACGCCAAGCGCGATACGACCCGCAAGGGCGCGAAGAAAGCGGAACCCGTAAGCATCAGCCGATCACAGGCGCGGAAGCTCAAGACGCAGGACGCGCCGCGTGAACAACTGCTGATGTGCCTGCTGCTCGACCACGGCCTTCGCGTTGGGGAAGTCGAGATCCTGGAGGCGAAGCACTTCGACCTGGAGCGCGGCATGCTGCGCTTCTTTCGCCCCAAGGTTGCGATCGAACAGACACACCGCCTCACCGCCGATACGCAGGCCGCCGCAGAGGACGCCCTGCCGCACCTAGGCCCCGATGGGCGGCTGTTCCCCACCACGCGCCATCTGGGCCGCCTGGTGGCCGCTGCGGGCCGCCTGGCGGGCCTGGAAGGTCTTAGCCCACACGACTGCCGCCATTACTGGGCAACGGCCGCCACGCGCGCCGGGACGCCGCTTAAGGCGCTCCAGGACGCTGGTGGCTGGAGTTCGCCGGCGATGCCGCTCCGCTATGCCGAGTCGGACGAGGTGGCCAACGACCGGGTGCGACTCGACTAACGCCCCACCTCACGCGCCTCCAGCTCGACGGGCTCGGGCAGTCGCAGCACGGGCAACGGCGCGGCAGGCACCGTGTAGCCCTGCTGGCAGCACCAGCGCCACACAGGGTACCAGAGCCGGCGCGGCAACCGCGTGCGGCGTGCGATCTGGTAGATCGTATCAGCGCGCCCGTACCAGCGGCGCTCGTGCGCCGTGCGGGCGAACAGCTTCATGGGCCACATCACATGTTCCTCATCTTGATTGCGTGCCCTTTTGAGACATGCAAACGTTATTGTCAATACAGCACACGGTTAGCACTCCTGTGCGGCTTCTGGTGGTCCTAGCAGGAAATGGTCTATCGGCCTATTCCAAAACTCGCCCTGATGGCGTATACTACCCCCGACGCAGCAGCGATAACGCGCGCGGCCCCTCGGGGTCAGCGCGCTTTTTGATCCTCGTGAAACGGGAACATCGATGCCATCGTCCAACTCACCCGAGGATTTCGGCCGCGACATCTGGCGCACCCTCCGGGGCGGCCAGCGCGTGCTGCTCGGCACGGTTCGCACCGTGCGCCCGTACCCTGCCGAAGAGGGCAACCAGAAAGCCTTCGAGGCGCGGATGAATTTGATGGCCGATCGCCTGCTCGAAGACCCGGTGGTCGACTCGGTCGATACCGATTACGAGCGTAAGCACGGCCGCGTGGTGCTCTGCACGATCACCGTGCGCTACGTCGCCGAGAGTGCGCCTGAGACGGCGCGCGCGGCATTCGGCGCGTTCGGCCTGGCTGCTGCCTAGTTTCGCGTTCTGAGTTCCAACCTGGCGCTCGTGTGCGCCGCCCAGCAGTGATGACACGCGGGCGGTTCTGGTCTCCTCGTGAGGCCGGAGCCGCCCTTTTTGTTTGCCCACGCGGCCGGCGCCGGCGACCTGGTTCTCCACCAGGGAACACTTCCGCCGGCGCTGCGCCCGCATTACGCCTATGACGCTCAACACGGACACTGCTGCAACCGTCGCTGCCCTCATGGCTCGTGTGGGCGAGTTCAACGTCCGCCTCGCCGACAACGAGGACGCCGTGACGCTCGTGACCCGCAAGCTCGATCGCGTGGCTATTGCGCTGGTGCTGAGTGGCGTCAACTTTCTGCTCTTGCTGATCTTCGTCGGTGCCGTCGCCGTCGCTGCGCTGGTGAACTGATGCGCCTCTCCGGCCTCCAGATCGATGAGTTCCGCGACGTGCTGGCTGAAGCAACCAAGCAACAGCGCCGGCGCGATGCGACGACCCCGCCACTCCGCGATGGCCTGCCACGCTACGCCACCCTGCACTACTCGGGCGTCCCGGCTGGCACGTACGCCGATCGGCGCGAAAGTCTGGAGCGGGCGCGCGTGATTGCCGAGGCGCGGCATCACCTCACGAAAAACTGGGGAACGCTGGCCAGGCCGATCTACGCCGATCGCTACATGTACGACTTCTGCGTGCTGGCCTCGGGCACCATTCTCCGCACCGGTGCAGATCACGAACTCTGGCACTGCCGCAACACCTACGGCAACGCGGTGAGCTGGAGTGTGCATGTGCTCTGTGACGAAGGCCAGGATCTGACCGGCCCGCAGCGCGTGAGCTTGTTCGCACTCTTCGATGCGCTGCGCCACGAGTCTGGCTTTGGACGCGACGCCGTGGTTGGCCACTGTGAGTGGCCACGCTATACCGGCGAGGCCGAACCAGTACGCCGCGCCCTCCCCGTACCGCTACCCACCTACCGCCCGCAGCTCGGGCAGTCCGCCTGTCCCGGCAAGCGGCTGCACGCGCACCTGGCGGCCTATCGCGCGCTGAGGGATCTGTGACCCCTGAGTACCTCCAGGAGGCGGTGCAGCAAGCCCACAAGCGCTTGACGATTCAGAGCGAGACGATGGGCACGCTGCTCGTGCTGTACGAAGCGCAGCGCAGCGAACTGGCGCAGGTTCGGGCGAAACTCGCCGCGCTCGAAGCGCGCATCGTCCTGAACGAGCAGCCGCTCATGACCCGGTTGCGACTCAAGTGAGTCACACGCCAACACCGGAAACGCCGCAGGAGGTGCAGGTTGCGCCGGCGCGGTGCCCGTGCTGCGGCTGGTGGTTCGTGGCGCGCCTGGAGCGCTGGGATGACCGCTGGTATCTCGACTGCCCGCTCGACGGCCAGCAGCGCTGGAAGGCGCACGCGCCGGGCGGGCATACGCAGGAGCGAAGCTGATGGACGAGCAACCCACGCTTGAGCTTCCTGACGACGGCAGCGGCTGTGTCATCGGCACGCTCGTTGGGCTGGCGCTGATGCTGCTCGGGTTCGCCCTGCTCTGGTTCTTTGTGCTGCGTTAGGAGCCTCTCATGGCCGCACTCTCGGACTATCTCGAAAACGCCCTCATCAACCACCTTTTCCGGAACACCGACTACGCCCGCCCGGCGAACATCTATGTCGCTCTGTACACCGCCGCCCCGTCTGATTCGGGTGGTGGCACCGAGGTCAGTGGCGGCAGCTACGCCCGCCAGGCGATCGCGACCGGCGCATCAAGCGGCTGGACTGCGGCCTCGGGCGGCGCGACCGAGAACAGCGCCACACTGACGTTCCCGACCGCGACGGCTTCGTGGGGCACGATTACCCACATCGGCCTGTTCGATGCGTCGAGCGGCGGCAACCTACTTTTCCACGGCGCACTGACCGCGTCCAAGACGATTGGCTCGGGCGATATCTTCCGCTTCAACGCCGGAGACCTGGACGTCAGCCTGACCTAGCCTGAGAGGCAGCCAGGATGGCCGTTGCATACCGATCGTCGAGCACATACCAGTCGTTTGGGAACACGGGCCAGAGCATGGCTCCGCCCTCCGGCCTGGCAGACGGCGATATTCTCCTGTATATCATTTACAAGGAGAACACCAACGCCGTCAGCTGGCCAAGTGGCTTTACCCAGATCCTGAACGCAACCTCCGGAAGTAACGCCTGGACACTCTCCGTCGCCTGGAAACGCGCGGCATCCGAAAGCGGGAACTACGCCCCGTCTTGGACGGGATCGACGTACACGGACGGCATTCTGGCGGCCTACTCTGGCTGTGTCACGAGTGGTAGTCCGATCGATGCGTCAGGGATTGCCGCGAACGGCAGCCAGAACGGCATCGTCGACTGCCCCTCGATCACGACGCTTTCGGCGAACGCGATGGTCGTCGCCGTTGCTGCCTGTTTCATGCCACTCGACACGGGAGTTGTGGCCCCGAGCGGCATGACCAAGCGCACGCAGCGCGAAACGCTCGGACTAGCAGATGTGATCCAGGCGAGCGCCGGATCGAGCGGATCGAAACAGTGGACTTCGACCGGTCAGAACGACCAGACGATCGGTGCGACGATCGCGCTAACCGAGGCCAGTAGCGGCACAACCCACGACGGCGCGGCGGCGCTGAGTGGCGCAGGCAGCCTTACCGCTGCCGGTACCGCACTCCGGCCCGCTGCGGCGGCGCTCTCTGGCGCAGGCAGCCTTACCGCTGCTGGCCAGACCGTTGCACAGGGCCAGGCCGCACTCACAGGCACAGGAAGCCTCTCGGGTGCTGGCCAATCGATTGCACAGGCGCAAGCCGCGCTCGCTGGCGCAGGCAGCCTCTCCGCAAGCGCGACGGTCATTCGCGCCGGCGCAGCGGCACTCAGTGCTGCAGGAAGCCTTGCTGGCGCTGGCCAGGCCATTCGGCCCGCTGCGGCTGCCCTCACGGGTGCCGGAAGCATCGCGGGTGCTGGCCAGGTCGTCGCAGCCGGTACCGCCTCGCTCGGTGGCGCTGGGAGCCTTACAGCGGCTGGAGAGGCCGTTCGCACGGGCGCAGCGTCCCTCACGGGCGCTGGGAGCGTTGCAGGGGCCGGCCAGGCGGTTGCACAGGGTCAGGCAGCCCTCCAGGGCGCTGGAAGTCTCACCGCGAGCGGTGAAGTTGTTCGCACTGGCGCAGTCTCCCTCCAAGGTGTTGGAAGCCTTGCAGCGGCCGGAGCGGCCATTAGACAGGGCCAGGCAGCCCTCCAGGGCGCTGGGAGCCTGTCAGGCGCTGCGACTGTCACGGGCCTGGTCGACGGCGCTTCGGCGCTCGCTGGTGCAGGAAGCCTTTCGGCGAGTGCGACGGTTATTCGCGCCGCTTCTGCTGCCCTCACTGGCCAGGCTGACCTGGTCGCTGCGGGCACGCGGATTGCCGAGGGCGCAGCTGCCCTTGTCGGAAGCGGCGGTGTTGCAGCTACCGCAACAGGGATTCGCCATGGTGCTGCAGCACTCGCCGGTGCCGCCCAGTTCGCAGCAAGCGGCTCGCTCGTCGCTGCTGGCACGGCAGCCCTTGCCGGAAGTAGCGCGCTCACCGGAAGCGCCGAGGTTGCGGCACTCACGAGCGATCCCGATCTGGTGGTTGTGGCTCGGCGCGCACTGACTCTCACACCCGAGCGCCCGTATTCGATTGCTGCCTCCCGCGCCTACACGGTCACACGATGAGCGAGCGGTTCCGTTTCTACAAACATCGCCGCGCCAAGCGCGTGTTCACCGTCAAGTGGGGTGCATCGCCGGCGCTCTCCAGCGCGACCTGGGCGAGTTCGCCCGACGGTCTCACGATCGCGGCCACGTCGATCAACGCCGGCGACGCACTGGCCCGACTTGAGGGCGGCACAGAGGGCACGCGCTATACCGTCGAGTGTGATGCGACCTTCGCCGATGGACAGACCGACGTGGAAACCTTCGACGTGGTGGTCACTTGAAAACTTGAATTCGCTCGCATTTTCTGTGAGTTCCCACGATGGCCAACAGTCACGGCGGCGCGCGGCCCGGCGCTGGGCGCCCGCGTACCAGCGAGGTGTTCGAGAGCGAGATCGCGGCCGCTAAGAAGCGCATCGCGGATCGTCTTCCCGAACTCATCGACGCCCAAGTGGACCTGGCGCTCGGCGTCACGGTTCACGAGGTGGACGAGGAAACGGGCGGCGTCCGGGTGTACACGCGGCCGCCCTGCTGGCGGAGCGCGCAGTACCTCACGAACCGCATCATGGGCACGCCGACGCAGCATACCGAGATTACGGGCGCCGACGGCGCACCCCTGACGGAGTCCCTCAGTGACGACGAGCGCGCTGCGCGCATCCTGGCCATCCTTGAGCGCGCGCGACCGAGCGGAGCTGGACTACCTGCTGACGAGCAGTCCGGGAACACTCCGTGACCACCCCGATCTCTATGCCGACCTAGTCCTCGGTGTGCGCTGGTGGCACAAACAGCAGGAGATCGCCCGCAGCCTTACCACTCCACCGTACCGCACGCTCGTCAAAGCGTGCCACAACGTCGGCAAAACCTACCTCGGCGGCGGGCTCGTCAACTGGTGGTTCGACACGCACCCGGAGAGCATCGCGCTCACGACGGCACCGACCGATCGGCAGGTACGGGATCTCCTCTGGAAGGAAGTGCGGGTGCAGCGCGGCGGGCGTGGCGGCTTCGTCGGCCCGAAGATCCCGAGGCTTGAGGCGGCACCGAATCACTTCGCGCACGGCTTTACCGCCGCCGATGGCGATAGTTTCCAGGGCCACCATGCCCGGCACCTGATGCTGCTGTTCGATGAGGCGGTGGGCGTCGATCCGGTGTTCTGGGAAACCGGCGAGTCCATGTTCACCGGCGAGGGCCACGCCTGGCTCGCGATCTTCAACCCGACCGATACGAGCAGCCAGGCCTACCAGGAAGAGCTGCTCGGCGGCTGGCACGTCATCAGCCTCTCGGTACTCGAACACCCGAACATCGCCGCTGAGCTTGCCGGGCTGCCTCCGCCGTTCCCATCGGCGATCCGCCTGGCCCGCGTCGATACGCTCATCCGCAAATGGTGTCGTCCGCTCGACGCCGTGGCACCAAAGCTGGCCACCGATATTGAATGGCCACCGAAATCCGGCGCGTGGTTTCGCCCCGGCCCGATCGCCGAAGCGCGCCTGCTCGGGCGCTGGCCCTCACAGGCCACCAACAACGTCTGGAGTGATGGTGCCTGGCAGGAAGCGGAACTCCGGCTTCTGCCCGAGCCTGACGAGCCGATCGAGATCGGCTGTGATGTCGCCCGCTTCGGGGACGACTTCACCGCGATCCACGTCCGGCGTGGCCCGGTCTCACTCCATCACGAGAGCGCAAACGGCTGGAGCACAACCGAAACCGCCGGGCGGCTGAAGCAGCTTGCACAGCACTGGGGGCCACTCACGAAGCAAGAGCCCACCCAGGTGCTGATCAAGGTCGATGACGACGGTGTGGGCGGCGGCGTGACCGACCAGGCAGGCGACTACCGCTTTGTCGGCTGCTCTGGCAACGCGAGAGCCTACGACAGCGAAGGCTACCCAAACCGGCGCAGCGAAGTCTGGTTCGCGGTCGCCGAGCGCGCGCTCGATGGCCGCCTCTCCCTCGCCCGGCTCGACGAGGCGACGCGGCGGGATCTGCGACGGCAGGCGATGGCACCGACGTGGAAATTAGACAGCGACGGCCGGCGCGTGGTGGAGCCCAAGGACGCCACCAAGAAGCGCATCAAGCGCAGCCCGGACGATATGGACGCCCTGAATCTGGCCTACGCCCCCGCGATGAGCGGCCTCCTGGATTTCGCATGAGCTTTCTCGACCGGGCGCTCGCCCGCCTCGGCTACATCAAAGCGCAGACAGCCCAGGCACCAGCCTGGGCGCGCGCCGGGCTGGCCGGCGAAGTCGAGCAGATCCCGGACGGCGAAGACGTGGCACGGCAGGGCGAGCTCTACAAGAAGCTTTCCTGGCTCCAGATCGCCATCAGTTTGTATGCCCAGTCAGCCGCCTCGACGCCGCTCAATGTGCTCCAGCTCGTCGGCGAAGAGACGAAGGCGATCACGAATCACCCGTTCGAGCAGCGGATGCGGGCACCAAACCCGATGCAGAGCCAGTTCGAGTTCCTGGAGGCGCATTTCGCCTTCCGGCGCCTGATGGGCAATAGCTACTGGTGGCTCAACCGCTCAGGCCCAGACGAGGAACCTGCCGAAATCTGGCTTATTCCGCCGCACCAGGTGCGGCCGGTGCCCGACGGGCGAATGTTTTTGCGCGGCTATCTCTACGACGCCGGCGACAGCACCAAGATCCCGCTTGAGCCGTGGGAGGTGATGCATTTCAAGCAGTGGCATCCGCTTTCCAAATATGTCGGCCTGAGCATCATTGAGGCGCTGGCGATCGGCGCGCACGGCGATCTCGCCGCCCAGAAATACGACGCCAATTTCTACGCGGCCGACAACGCCAAGATGCCGGGCGCGCTCGCGTTCGCCGACCCGATCAACGACTCCGACTGGAGCCGGATGAAGCGGGAAGCGCGTGAGCAGCACGGCGGCACCAAGCGTGGTCTGATGATGCTGCGGAACGTCGGCAAGGGCGGCGTCGAGTGGGTCCAGATGGCGATGAGCCACGCGGACCAGCAGTATCTGGAAAAGCGCGAGTTCACCAAGAACGAAATCTTCGCGCTGGTTGCGCCGGGCCTGGCCTCCTCGATCGCCATCAACGCGAACGAAGCCTCGGGCCGCACCGGCGACGCGGTCTTCAATGCCCGCGCGCTGTACCCGGCACACATCGCTACCGCCGAGAAGATCACGGCCACAGTCCTGCCGGCCTACGGCCCGAACCTGGTAGCCCAGTTCGACGACGTGCGCCACAAGGACCGCCAACTGGAACTGGCCGAACAGGCAGCCGCCGAAAAGGTGATGACGCTGGACGAGTTGCGGAAGCAGTTCTGGAAGCTCGCCCCGATCGGCGATGCGCGCGGCGAGTTGCTCGTTGCCGAGATCGGCAAGGGCCAGACCGATACCCGATCGGTCGAAGAGAAAGAAGCTGCGGCCGCACCCGAAGACGAGGAGCTGCTCGACGAGGAACCGCCCGAAGAAGACCTCGACGCCGTGGACTGGGATACGGCCGTCGCCGGCGAAGCTCCCGATGAAGCACTCAAGGCGATGACGCGCTCCGAGGCAGCCCGTGTCGCCGCCCTGGCCCGCTGGGGCAAGTACAAGCCGCAAGGCCAGCAGAAGCCCGCAGGGCGAACCAGAAAGCCCAAGAAGCCCGCGCAGAGCAAAGAAGAGCGCGCGGCCGAGAAGGCGAAGACACAGGCCGACAACCGCGCGAAGGTGTTCGATCAGCTGCAGGTCGCTGGCGGTCGTGACGCGCTCGCTGCACTCATGAGCGGCGACGCCCCAGACGGCGCGGAAGCTGAGAAACTCCAGGCGATCGGCCTGGCCGAGCGAGCCGACGACGGCACGTTCCGTCTCTCAGCCGCCGGCCGCATGGTCTGGAACGCCGCCACGCGCGGTGACGCGGCGAGAGCCGGCGAAGTGATCAGCCGAGCGCGCGATGCTGCGAACCGCAGAAACGACAAGCAGAAGGCAAAAGAAGAGAAAACCGGCGGCGGGAAGGGCGCGAAACCCAAGCCCGATCCGGCGAAAGAGAAAGCTGAGAAAGCGGCTGCGACGGCGGAGCAGGTTGGGCTGAAGCCGCAGGAAGTCGCTGGACTGCGCTCGGCGGCCGAGGGCAAGGGTGCCGCCGAAGCCGACATCGACGGCCTGGCTGAAGACGGACTCATTGTCTACAACGCCAGTGAGGATCGCTTCGAAGCCACGGACCAGGGACGGCGAGCGCTCTCGGCACTCGAACGCGGCGACGTGCGCCAGTACGAAGCGGCCCTGCAGGACGGTCGCGCAGCCGCAGCACGCGAAACCGAACGAAGGAGGCGCGCTGCGGCCAAGGCCGACCTCGACAAGTACGAACGCAAGGCGCTCAAGCGGCTCGACGCCGGGAAATCCCCAGCCTGCCAATTCGAAAGCGATGTACTCGACGAGGACACCCTCGAAGAGCTTACACACGCCCTGAACCATTGTGCGAACGCTGACGACGTTCGGAGCGCCTTCAAACGCGCGCCGGGCGACGGGCTGACGCCAGAAGAGCAGGCACTGTTCGAGCGGCTTGTGAGCATGCTTGGTGCCAGCCAGGCCGAGATCGCACGCAACATCGTGCGCGGCGCTGCCAACGTTGACGGCATGCTCAAAACGCTCGGCGAGATGATCGCCGCTGCGCTCTCGCCGGCGTTGGCCTCGGTTGTCGAAGCGCGCATCGCCGAGCTGACGATGCAGATCGGGATGGCCTTCGACGTGGCCGACCTCGGTGCCGACGTGGCGGGCCGCTACGTTTCGAACTACCTCACCGGCATCGACGCGACGACCAAGCGCGCCGTCGAGCGGGCCGTCGATCTGTACCGTGCCCGGCCCGGCATGACCGTCGGCGACCTGACCACGGTACTGGAGGGCGCATTCTCGCCGCGCCGTGCGGATCTGATCGCCGTGACCAGCATCACGGAGGCAGCCAGTCACGCGACCGAAGCCTACCAGGCGCAACTCAAAGCGGCCGGCATCGAGAGCGAGCGCGTCTGGCGCACGAACAACGACGAGCGTGTGTGTCCGATCTGCGGGCCGCTGAACGGGCAATCGGAAGAGCAGTGGCGCGATCGGTTCCCGCGCGGTGCGCCGGCGCACCTGCGGTGCCGCTGTATGACGACGCTGAAGGTGAAGGCGTGAAGGTTTTTACCTGCAACGACCACGTAGGTGTCTGGCTCTTCGGCGTGTCGGTGATTGTGGCCACTGATGAGGCGGAGGCGCAGAGCCTTCTATGTAACGCCCTCATAGCCGCAGGCCTAATGCTAGAACAAACGCCCTTCGCGCTTACGGAGCTTGATACGGGCACGGCGCGGGCGGTCATTCTCTGGGACGGTGACTACTGATGAGCAGTGGCATCGAAGCCGAAGGGCTCGAAGCAATCCTCGTTACCTTCCGCCAGGATCTCGACCGCGTGCTCGAGCCGGTGACGCAGGCGATCGGCGAAATCGGGCGCGACCGCCTCAGTCAGTACCCCGCGCCCCGACGCGCGCCCCAGGCGTTCCGCAGCGCACAGCAGCGCCGTGGCTTCTTCGCAAAACTCCGCAGCGGTCAGATCCAGGTGCCGTACCAGCGCGGTGGGCGCGGCAGTCAGTCGCTCGGACGCAAGTGGCAGATCGTGCAGCAGCCTGGCCCGAACCGCGTACTCCGCAACACGGCGCGCTACGCCGGCCTGGTGCAGGGCGAACGAAACGCCGCCTACCACCGCGGCCACTGGCCTGATGTGCAGCAGGTGGCCAATGAAATCGACAGCGACGGCACCGCCGAGCGCCTTACGGTGAATGCGCTGCAGAACGCCTACGGAGCCGAGTAATGGATCCTGATGAGCAAGAGCCCGTCTTCGCTATCAAAGCCCTCGGCGATCGCCACCTCGAAGTGCGGGTCGCCTTCGGGAACGTCCTCAAGCGCGACGGCCATGGCGAATACTTCCACGCCGGCACTGATTTCGACGAAGAGCATTTTCCCACGCCGCCGGCGACGTACTACCACGGCTTCGACGAGCACGGCAGGCCCGCCGGCAAGCCGATCTACATCGGCAAGACGGTGGGCCGCGAGACGAGAAGCGATGGCCACTACCTCACCATCAAGCTCAACAGCAGTCGCTATGCCGATCGGGCCTACAAAGCCGCCGAAGCCGGCCAATGCGTGGCCAGTCCGGCGACTGTGGCGCACCTACGCCGGCGCGACCGGGACGGTGGCCTCTCCTACTGGCCAATCGCCGAAATCGCGGCCTGGGACGACGCGCCGAACCGCCGTCCGGCCAACCGGGAAAGCATCGCGGTTCCGGTGCTCAAGGCCCTCTACGCCGACGCAGGCCTCAATCTGCCGGCGAGTGTGGATACCCTCCCCGCCACAGGCAGCGCCACAGGACCCGGCGAGGGTCAGCGCGCGGCGACGGCGGATCTGCCCCCCGAACACCCCCCCAAGGAGTACCCCCGTATGACCCCCGAAGAAATCCAGGCCGCAATCCAGGCGGCTATCGAAGCCGACCGCAAGGCGCAGGCCGACGCGGCCGCAGCGGCCAAGGCCGAGCAGGAGCGCACGGACGCCGCCGTCAAGGCAGCGAAGATCGAGTGGGAGAAAGAGCAGGCCGCCGGGCGCCGGCTGCCCGACTTCGGCGCGGGCGGGAACGCCTTCCCGCTGCCCGGCGTGACGCGCTTTTCGGACGTGAAAGCGTACGACCATCTCGACCTGGCTGACCAGGCCTTCTTGGTCGGCATCGTGGGTTCCGTGCGCGGCCAGCGCGCGAGCGAGGCGGCCTACAAGGCACTCGCCATCAAGGCGGCTGAAGGCAAGGACAGCGACGCAAGCGACGTGCAGCGCGCGATGAAAGCGGCGGGTATCGACCCGGCCGATTTCACCAACGCCGCGAAGGCCAACGAGCTGAACTACACGACCCAGGCCGGCTACGGCGATGAGTGGGCCGGCGTGGTCTACTCCAACCGCGTGTGGGAGGCCGTGCGCGCGCCAACCTCGATCGTCGGCATGCTGCCGGAGATCATCATCCCGCAGGGGAGCGAGAGCGTGATCGACCCGCTCGAGGATGCCGATCCGACCTGGTACAAGGTTGGGCAGACAACCGACCTGAACAGCACGACCGGCCGTCCGGACGCAACCGTACCGGCGAGCAAGATCGGCAGTGCCAACAAGACCCACACCGCGACCAAGATCGGCGCGCGTGTCGTGTGGACTGGTGAGGTTGATGAGGATCTGGTGCTGCCGTATGTGACGGAGCTGCGGCGCAAGATCGAGGTGTCGGGTGCCGAAATCATGGAGCACCTGGCGATCGACGCCGACTCGGACTTGTCGGCGACGACCAACATCAACCTGATCTCGGGCACGCCGGGCGCAACTGCGGTGTATACGTCGTTCGACGGCTTCCGTAAGCTGGCGCTGGTGACTAACACCGCGAACAGTTACGACGCCGGCGGCACGCTGTACGACACGCTGTTCCTGGAGATTGCCAAGCTCATGGGTACGGCCGGCCTGCTCGGCGCGGACAAGAACAAGGCACTCTTCATCATCGACCCGAACGTGATGTGGAAGGCGCTCCAGCTCGCGAGTCTGAAGACCCGCGACGTGTTCGAGAACGCGACGATCGAGAACGGCGTGTTCGAGGCGATCTTTGGCTACAAGGTCAAGACCTCGTTCCATATGCACAAGCAGAGTGCGAAGCGCATGGCGAACACCGCTGGCAAGATCCACGGCACCGACTCGAACAATACGCGCGGCGCGATCCTGTGTGTGCGCCCGGATCAGTGGAAGCTGGCGCGCAAGCGCAAGACCACACTGGAAACGAGTCGCTACCCCGAGTCGGACGCCAACCAGATCGTGGTCACGCTGCGCGCGGGCCTGAAACCGCGTGACAACGAGGCGGCCGCAATCGCCTACAACGTCGGCGTGTAACGTCTTCCGTCTTCCGTCCCCTGACCCGCAGCAACCAGAGCGGGCGCCCCGGCCCGCTCTCACTCCCCGGAGCACTCCATGAGCGATCTGCTCATCCCTCGCGGAGCCGCACGCCGCCAGGTCGCACGCTCGAAAGCGTTCAACCTCGACAACGGCGCTGCAGCCACACTCGACGATGTAATTCTTCGGCACAGCCAGGCAATCCGGATCGAAGCGGCGCGCATTGTCTACTCGGACGCGACGAGCGGCACCGTTGCAGCCGGCTCGGTTGCTGTCGGCTCGGCCGCCGGCGGCGCGCAGTACGTTGCGGCGACCAACTACCAGGATGCCAAAGCCGTCGGCACTCAGACCGCACTCACGCTCACCAGCGCGGCCGAGCGCATCGCCGCCGGCACGCCGATCTGTGTGCGCCACACCGGCGTGGCCGCGACGCAGGCCGGCGAGGCCTACGTCGAGATCGAGTACGTGGTACTCGGCTAAGGAGGCCTCCCATGGGCGGACGCGCCTTCAGCAGCCGACAGGTTCTTCAGAGCGCCGCAGGAGCCACCGGCGACGGCTCGCCGATGGACGTGCGCGGCCTCGCTGCCTCGGTGGTGCAGCTCATCGGCACCTTCACCGCCACGATCACGTGGGAAGCCTCGCTCGACGGGGCGGCCTGGGTGGCGGTGCAAGCCGTTCCACTCGCCACCGGCACCGCCGCCACGACCGCCACAGCCGCCGGGCTCTACCGTGTCGATACACGTGGCCTGGTTGCGCTTCGGGCGCGCGTGAGCGCGTTCACCAGCGGCACGATCGACGCGGTCGGCTACGGAAGCGCAGAGGGCTAAGTGGCGTACTGCACCACCGACGACATCAAGGACTATCTGCGCCCAAACACTGCCCAGGCGATGGGCGTGGGCGACGACGCACTGATTGCCCGCTTGATTACGGCGGCGCAGAAGCGCATCGATCGCGAGTGCGGTCGCACGTTCGAGGCGGTCACGGCCACGCGCCGCTACCACGCGCTGCGCGATGTGTGCGGCCGCGTACTCACGCTCGACGCCGACCTGCTCACCGTGACCGCCCTCACGAACGGCGATGGGCAGGTCATTCCGGGCTCGGCCTATGTGCTGGAGCCAACCAATAGTCCACCGTATAGCCAGATCGTCCTCAAGGCGGGCCAGGGCTACGTGTGGCAGTACACGCAGGATCCGGAGGAGGCGATCGGACTCCTGGGCACCTGGGGCTACACGGCGACGCCTGAACCCGACATCGTGGAAGCGTGCGTGCGCCTGGCGAGCTTTCTCTACAAGCGCGCGACGAACACCGGCACCGACGCCGACCGCGCAACGGTCGCGCCGGACGGGCAAATCCTGATGCCGGCCCGCCTCCCCTCTGATGTGCGCGAGTTTCTGGCCCCCCACAAGCGGAAATCGTTCTGATGGCGAGTGTCATCCGCAGCATCTACAGCACGCTCGCTACAAAAGCCGTCACGGTCGGCGGCATTACGCCGCGCGTGTTCGACCTGGATAAACTGCCGAACCAGGTGCAGCGCACGGAACTCCCCTGTCGGCTCTTGCTCCCGCTCGGACCGCGTGGCGAGGCCAGGGAGTTCGACTTCGTGGCGATGGGCAAGACCGCCACAATGACGTGGCAGGTCACCGATCTGATGCTGTGGCGTGCGGCAGGAAGCGGGATCGGCCTCGAAGACATCGCCGAAACCCTGGTGCTGTATGCCGCAGCGTACCTCGAAATGCTGCGACAGAACCGCAGCATGGGCCAGACGCAGGTGCATATCACCGGTGCCAAAACCACCTATGGCACGTTCGCCTATCCCGACGCAGACACCGGGCCCCAGTTCCACGGCGTTGCGTGCGAGATCACCTTCCAGGAGTACCTCAGTGGCGCGTAAACCGCTTCCCCCCGCCCAGGCCGCCCCCGCGATGCGCTACGTCGGCGACGGTGCGTTCGTGCTTGGCGTGCCGATGCGCGATCTGTCGGCTGCGGAGTGGCTGGCACTCTCCGACAACGAGCGCCAGGCCGCCCAAGCTCTGTACGAGCCGGACGTGCCGGCACTGCCGGACGTGCCGGCCGAGGAGTAATTCCCTATGTCCTTACTCGACCTCCTTTCGATCCAGGCCGGCACCCAGTCGAGCTGGGCGACCGGCGTGACGCCCACCGTGAAACTCATGGGCGTCGAAGACCTCGTGATCGACCCCGGCATCACGGCTGAGGCCTATCACGACCGACGCGGCAGCGCGGCACCCGCGCACCTGGCTGCGCTCACGGCGATTATGCCGACCGCCAAAATGGACGTGCTGGCCACCTACGAGGATCACAGCTACTACCTGGACAATCTTTGTGGCCAGGCCTCGCCGAGCGGCTCCGGCCCGTACACCCGCAACCACGCGGCAACCGGCACCGCCATCACCGCGCCGCGCCTGCTTGGCCTCTCCTACGGCGACGCGACCGACTACCGGCGCTTCGTCGGCGGCCTGATCTCTAAACTCACCGCCAAGGGCGAGAACGGCGCGCCGCTGCGCCACTCCACCGAGTGGATCGGCAACACGATCTCGACCACCGCACTCGCCGCACTCAGCGACCGCACTGTGAACCTGGCGATGGGCGACCACGCGGCGATCTACGTCGACGCCTGGGGCGGCACAATCGGTGCGACCGCACTCACCGTGAACGCCTTCGCGTTCGAGTTGACGGTCGATGCCAAGCGCAAGGGCGATCAGTTCTTCGGCGCGCTCGCGGCTGGCAACTACCACGAAGACGACGGCGCGGAAGGGTGGGAAGGCGAGCTGAAGTTGTCGCTCGAACTCAACGGCAATACGCGCTCGGAGCTGACCGCTGCAACCCACCTCTCGACGCTCTACCAGCGCCAGGTGCGGATCGCCTATACCAGCGGTACAAACGTGATCCAGTACGACTTCGCTGGTTTTCAGGAAGGCGCGCCGGAGCTGTTCAAGGATCGCAACGGCGTGCTGATGTTCGAGATCGTCCTCAAGGGTCTCTATAACCCGACGCTCGGCAACTGGTTCAAGAGCCAGAACGTCAACTCGGTCGCCACGCTGGCCTAACCTCCGACCTTTCCCCGCCGATCCGTCCTCATATGCCGCACCGGTGCGGATTTTCCGGATTTTCCAAGGAGCACCCCGTGAACGACGATACACCCCAGATCGATGGTGCCGTGCCCGAGGTGGTGCCGGCGGAACTCGTGTTCGACATCCCACCCCCCGACGTTCCCGGCTTTCTGCGTCGTCAGCGCACCGCAGCCGCCCACCTGGCCGTCTTCCGTGGCCAGCAGCGTGACAGTCGCGGCCGCCCGGTGCTGCCCACGCCCCAGGACTACGACGACCTGGTGACGTTCCTGCTTGGCTTCGTCGCCGAACCACAGAACCGCGACGAAGCCCGCGAGTTGCTCCTCGACATGGACCGCGACCAGTACAACAAGCTGCTCACGGCGGTTCTGGCGGAGAACGACAGTTTTTTGCGGTAAGCCCGGCTGACCAGGACGCGCTCAAGGCCTGGTATGCCGGCAGAACAAGTGACGCCCCCACCCGTGGTCTCATCCTCGAAGCCGCAGGCTATGACCCGCTGCGCGCGCAGCAGCTCGAAGCCGAGCTTTCCCAGGAATGGTGGGAAACCTGGCTGATCGCGCGTACCCACCGCCCGCAGCCGGCCACGCCCACCGCTGCCCCGAACTCCCCTGTATGGCCCACTCCCCGCAGCGCGCGCGGGAAGCGCCAGCCGATCCGTTACCAGGTGCCGCCGCACCAGGCGACGGTGCGCGAGCGCATGCAGATCACCCCCGACGGCCACATCGTCCCCGCGGAGTAATGCGTGAGCGCCAAAGTCGAAATCATTATCCGCGTCAAGAACTCCGAGGCCAAAGGTCTCTTGAAGGACACTGCCGAGGGGTTTGAGGAGGTTGGCGAAAAAGCCAGCCGCGCCGGCGCAAAAGTCAAGAGCTTCGGGGAAATTGCCACCGGAGCGCTTCGGCGTGTCGGCGAGATGGGCGTCGACGCGCTCATGGACGCTGGCCAGGCCGTCGTGTCGTTCGTCGGCGACTCGATCGCCGCCGCCGGCGACTACGAGCAGTCCATGAACCTCATGGCCGAGGTGAGTGGCGCAACCGACGAGCAGATGGCTGCCGTCAAGGAGACCGCGAAAGCACTCGGCGCCGATCTGACCCTGCCGGCCACCAGCGCGGCCGATGCTGGTACGGCGATGCTCGAGCTGTCCAAGGCCGGCTTTACCGTCGAGCAAGCCATGGCGGCTGCCAAGGGCACCCTGCAGCTCGCCGCCGCCGCCCAGATTTCGGAGGCGGAAGCCGCCGAGATTGCCTCGAACGCGCTCAACTCGTTCCAGCTTGCCGCTGAGGAGGCCGGCTTCGTCTCCGACCTGCTCGCGGCTTCCGCCTCCGCAAGCTCGATCGAAGTAACCGACGCCGCCGCCTCCTTCAAGATGGCGAGTGCGGTCTATTCGAGTTTCCAAGGTCCCGTCGTCGGTGCGAAAGACGCGATCATCGACATGACGACGGCGATCGGCATCCTTGGGAACGCCGGCATCAAGGGAAGTGACGCCGGTACCTCGCTCAAGCAAGCGCTCCTCCAGTTGGCCGCGCCCTCCGACAAGGCCAAGGGGTTGATGCGCGATCTCGCCGATCGCGTGGGGGAAGCGGGCGATATTGCCTACACCGCTGGCGGGCAGATGCGGAGCCTGCCCGAGATCCTGGACATCACGGCGCGTGCGACCGCCGGCATGACCCAAGAACAGCGCGACTACTACGTCGCCACTATTTTCGGTGCCGACGCCACCCGCTCGATTATCACGCTGCTGAATGCGGGCGCTGAGGGCTGGGACAAGATGCGAACGGCGGTCACGCGGCAGAACGCTGCGGCAGATCTCGCCAAGGCGCAAATGCAGGGACTCAACGGTGCCACTCAGGGACTCGTCAGCCAGTTAGAGACGCTGATGCTCAACGGCCTGGAGCCGCTCCTGCCGATTATGGCGGCCAACATCACGAAGGCTGCCGAGTTCGCAGGGAGTTTCGCCGACGATGTGGGACCTGCGGTCGAGGGGGTGATCGGCTTCGTGTCGGCCGCAGCCGACATCATCCAGACCGCGTTCCTCCCGGCCGTGTCAGCCGCCGGCGCGGCACTTATCGCCTATGCCATCACGCAGATCCCGGCCGTGCTCGCGGCTCTCCCTGGCCTGATTGTGCAGGTGGCAGCCGCGACGGTCGCGTTCCAAGCGCAGGCCGCCGCCGTGCTGCTTGCCGCTGCGCCGTTCGCCGTGATTGCCGCAGCAGTCGGCGGCGCGGTGCTTATCTATCAGCAGCTCGACAAAGCGACCAAAGACTCGACACAAGCGCTGCTCGAAAGCCGGCCGTGGTGGAACGAGTCGACCGCCGCGATCCAGAGCTACGGCGCAGCCGTGGGCGAAGCAAAGGAACGCCTGGCGCCCTACGCGACCGAGATCCAGAACATTCGGACGCAGCTCGAATTCGAGATCCAGGATTTAGCCAAGCGCGATGCGGCCGGGCTCGTCAGTGATACACAGCGCACGGCCGAGATGGCGCATATCAATGCGCTGGCCGAGGCGTTGCAGCGCTCAACGAACAACTATAACGCGGAAGAGCAGGCGATCCTCCGCACCGCCGCCGCGTCCCAGACCGGCACCGCGCGCCTGGCCGAGATGGACGCCCAGCAGGCGACGACGCAAGAAGTCACGCAACTCACCGCCGAAGAGTTCAACAAGCTGCTGAAGCAGATCGAGGAAACCTACCAAAAAGGAGCTGAGGCGCTCGGCTCCTACGTCGAAACCGAGCTTGGCTTCATCGATTCGATGAATACCGCGCGTGAGGACGGCTTCAACGAGCAGTTCGAGCAGCAGGCGTTAGCCTACGCGAAACAACAGGCTGCCCAGGCTGCCCATTTGGGCCAGCAGCTCGCCGACTACACGGCTACCCAGGTAGCCATGGGTAATATCACGCGCGAGCAGGGCGGCGTGATATTGCAGGCGATCGAGCAGCAGTACGGCCTGGCGCAGGACGCCTCGGGCCGGGCGTTTCTGGAGATGACCGCGCACATCGATCGTTTTGCCGCCTCGGGCTCCTCCGATATCAATTCGCTGGCCTCAGATCTCGGCGCGATGACTGACGACGCCGTGACCGCCGGCGCACGGATGCGTGAGCTGGAGCGGACGTACACCGCCGAGCTGGTGCAGAACTTCCGCGACGGGAAGATCGATGCCGACGAGTTGGCACGGTCGCTGCGGTCCATTCCGTCGAAGGTCTACTCCGAGGTCACCGTCAAGACCGTGCGGGTCGACGAGAACCGCAGCGGCCCGTCACAGTCGCGCCCAGGGCAGGGGCCGGAGATGCGCGCCACCGGTGGCCCGGTCACGAAAGGCGTGCCCTACATCGTCGGCGAGCGCGGCCCCGAGGTGATCGTACCGAACACCAGCGGCACGGTCATCCCGAACGGCCAGGCGGCGGCCGCACCCCAAGTCACGAACGTCCTCAACTACTACGCCAGCAGTGGCACGTCGAGTGAAGCCGACGTCGCCCAGGCGCTTCGCATGCAGTCAATCCTGATGGGAGCGTAGCCGATGCCGATCCTTGATGTCACGGTTGGCGGCGTCACGACGATCCTCTCCGATGGCGCTCCGTTCGCCGTACTGTCAGCTGATGGTGGCATGGCCGATGTCGCGCGCATTACGGAGCGTGGCCCGCTCCAGCAAGGCGACTCGGATATCGACTTCCGCCTGCAACCAACGCTCTCCACGCTCGGCCTGATTGCCTACGCGAGCGACATCGGCGCGCATTTCGATGTGCGCGCTCGCCTGCTTGAGATCTTCCGGCCGAGCCGCACGCCGCTGGTGCTGCGCTGGACATTGGAGAACGGCGCGGTGCGCCAGCTCGATTGCCACGTCGCCGGCCGCCTGGCCTTCAATTCGATCGACATGCGCGGCTTTACGCAGCGCTGCGCCGTACCGCTGCGGGCGGCCGACCCGACGCTGTACGACCCGGCACAGGTCGCAGTGACCTATGGAGTCGGCGGCGGGGGAGACTCCTGGACGATCCCATGGGCAGTGCCGTGGGGCATTGGAGCGGCGACGGTCGACCAGACACGGACGATCGTCTACGCGGGCTCCTGGCGCACATTTCCCGTGATCACGATCACCGGGCCAATCACCAACCCCGTCATCACCAACCTCACCACCGGCGACAAACTTGACTTCACCGGCATCACGATCGCGGCCGCCAACACCTACACGATCGACCTGGCCTATGGCCGCAAAACAATTACAAACCAGCTTGGTGCGAACAAGATCGCCGATCTCACGAACGACTCGGATCTGGCCACGTTCGCGCTGGAGGCCAACCCCGAGGCACCGGGCGGCGTCAACTCGATCCGCGTGACCGGCACCGGTGCGACCAGCGCCACCGAGATCTACCTCCAGTATTACCCCCGCTACGTCGGTTTCTAGGAGCAACCCATGGCCGAGCGTTCCCAATTTTGGACCACCGGCACCACAGGCGATGGCGCAACGACCATCACCGAGGCGCAAACGATCGAGTTCTTTCGGAAGCTGTTTGTTACCGACCAGCATGCAACCGAGGGTATCCTCGCCGGCGTCGATAACGAGCTCGCCGTGACGGGCAGCGCCTCGCCGGTCGCGGTCGCCACCGGTGCCGCAATCACCTACGGATTTTTCTACCAGAACGACGCCAGCCTGAACGTGACCATCCCGACGCCAGCTGGAGCCACTCGGATCGACCGGATCGTGCTGCGCGTCTCCCACGGGACGACCCGCACAGTGCGGGTGACCAGGATTGCGGGCACTGAGGGCAGCGGCAGCGCGCCAGCGATTACGCAGTCGGCTGGAACGACCTGGGACATCAAGCTGGCCCAGGCCAGTATCACCACCGGCGGTGTGATCACCCTCACCGACGAGCGGTCGTTCGCTCATTTCGCCACGCGCGTGAATACTGCCATGTTCGACGCAAACGCGGTCGACAACGCGGCGCTGCGCGACAGCGCCGCACTGTCTGTGATGGGACGGGCAAGCAACAGCAGTGGCGATCCGGCCGATATTGCTGCTGCAAGTGACGGCGAGGTGCTCAGGCGCAGCGGCACCGCACTCGGGTTCGGCCAGGTGGCCACTGCCGGGCTGGCGGACAGTGCCGTGACCAACGCCAAGATCGCCAACGACGCCGTCGACGACACGAAGGTCGGCAACCGCGTTCCGCAGTTCTACCGCAGACAGGGCGGCAGTGCCAGTGTGTGGTCGACCTCCGGGACAACCACGCAGACGCCGGGGGCTGTCCGGATGCAGGGCGGGGTGGCCGACTCGGGTGCCCTGTCCGGCGACACATTCGGCAGCTTCACCATCACCTTCCCGGTCGCCTTCAGCGCTGCGCCGCTCCTGTACCTGACCGCACAGCAAGGTCATGTGTCCGTCAGCGTCTCCGCAGTTTCCTCAACCGGTGCCACGCTCACCTGGCGCGCACACGACGGCGTGAGCCGATTCAGTATGGAAATTGCCTGGCTCGCGATCGGGCCGGAGTAGTCAGGCTGTCACGAGCGGCAGCGCCATACACGGCGGGCTCGGCGCGTAGGAAATCGGAAGCACCTCACGCAGCCGCTCCTGTCGGCCATTCATCACGACGGTGACAAGCACGCCGACCGTCAGCATGTCGAGACAGCCGACAGGCGGTTGCCAGGCCAGGAGCGGGAGATCCACCACGATTGTCGCCGCCTCGCCTGGTGCGAGATTGGCGCGACAAATGAGCGCGCCATCATTCGGGCTCTCGGGGGCGACCAGCACTGTGCACGCATCGCCCCCTGTGGCACCGTCGATATGAAACAGCACCGAGGTGCGGAGCGCCTCATGTGCGGCGATGGTAATGGTGATCGGTGCCGGGGCGAGCGGGGTGAGGGGAGCGGCACCGGTGTACTGCACGGTCACGATCCCGGCGGGCGTGGTGGTAACAAGCGCCGGTGCGAGTTGGGCAGAGACCTGGGCCGACAGGAGCACCAGGATGAGCAGCAGAGACATAGATACCTCCTGAAATGGCACCAGAGTACCGAATCGACATCAAGGACACGACGGGGGCCAGGCAGGCTGTCATCACCGATTTCCTGTGGCTCGACTACCGCAAGGCACGCCGAAGCGCAGGCCTGGCGCGTTTCGGGCTTGGCGGAAGCCACGCAGCGCTCGGCCTGCTTCTAGACAAGTACCAGGTGGAGATCTGGCGACGCGACGCCGAAGCGGAGATCGACTGGTACTGCGATTTCTACGGACTGTTTCGGGATGACGAAGCGCAGGACGATGACAACGGCCGTACCGAAGTCGCCCTGTCCTGCCCCGAGCAGAAGAGTATGCTCGGCTGGCGGATGAATGCCTTTCCTGCTGGCACTGCGAGCCGCACAGCATTCTCAAGCGTGGCGGCCGAGACGATCATGAAAACGCTCGTCTCATACAATTGTACGAGTTTGGCCACAACTGGCAATGGCCGTGACCGCAATGGGCAGATCAGCGGTATCAGCGTGCAGACTGACGCAGCTGGCGGGAATATTCTGAGTTGGGAGAGTGCGCGCGGCAATCTCCTGAACGAACTGGCCGAGCTTGCCCAGATCGGGGGGCTGGATTTCGACCTGATCAAGACCGGCGGTGCGACCTGGGAATTTCGTACCTACGTGGGCCAGCGCGGCATCGATCGGAGTGGCACAGTGACCTTCGCCCAGGAATACGGCAATATGCGCCGGCCAAAGCTGACCCGCACCCGCTCGACCGAGCGCACGGTTGCGATCATCGCCGGGCAGGGCCAGAGCAGCGACCGCCGCATCCGCACCCGGACGGGCGCGAACTACAACAGCACGAACGACATCGAGATGCTGGTTGATGCCCGGCAGGGCACGACCGACGCGGCGCTCGATGCCGCCGGCGACCGCGCGCTTGAGGACAAGGAGTCACGCGCCCGGCTGGAGTTCCAGGTGATCCAAACGCCGGCGACGTTGTACGGCAAGCACTACTGTGTCAGCGGCGACATCGGCGACTTGGTGCGCGGCCGCTACCGGGGCGTGGAGGCTACGAAGGTTGTTGAGTCAGGGACGGTGCAATTCAAGGACGGCAAGGAGATAATTGCCGTGGAGACGAGCGACCCATGACGATGCTCGACCTGGTCGCCGATCTTGCGCGTCGCGTGGGAGTGCTGGAACGGGTGGAAACACCCGCCGATCTCCTCCCGTTTAGTCAGCGGGTTCTCAATCCATTTCCACTGGCGTCAAGCGGCGCACAGTGGGGAAACACACCGCAGCCGTGGGCAGTCGCGATCCGGAACGTGGCTGCGACTGTGTTCGTGAGCACAACCAACAACGGTACGAATTATTGGACGCTCACGCTACAAGACAGCACCGGCGTCACGTTGGCGACACTCTCGACGGCAGCGATCGCTGTTAATACGTCAACGCGCCTGAGTGCGACCAGTATCACTCAGCCCTCTGCCAGCAACCCGATCCTGATCTTGATTGCCACGGCGACTGGCTCGCCAGGATCGATTGTGATTCTGCCTGCCGTCTCCTATCTACGAACAGGAATCTAATGCGCTCACTTTTCTGTTGTCTGTTCGTGCTGCTCCTGACGCTGGCCACAGCAGCGGCTGACCCACCGCTTGCTGCGATCGACGCCGCGGCTGACCCGTCGCCCACCGCACACCCGGACGCCTATCAGGAGCCGACGCTCGCGCCCTATCCGGCACCGGGCACACCGAAAGCCGCGTGCGCCGATGGCTCGGCCGCGTTCCCGCTGATCTGGATCGAGGTCGCGCCCGATCTGGTGACCTGGTGGTGGGACTGGGATAACCCACAGTGCCCGTGGGAGAGTGCGCCGCCTCTCCCTGTATCGTACGATACACACCTTGCGCTACCGCTGATTAGCCGGTAGGTGAACACAAAGCGCCCCTGGTTCTCGCTCAGAGAACCAGGGGCGCTTTGGTGTGTTCGTAGAGACTACGCCGCGTCAGCGCCCTTGCACGCCTTGCAGCCTTTCCAGCGGCCGCCACGGGCAATAATGCTGCGATACGCCCCGAACTCCTGCGGCGAAAGCGGTGCCTGGCAGCTCGGGCAGCGCCGATCCTCCGATGCCGCCGGTGCAGCGCGGCTTGCCGGTGCCCGAGGCGCGCCCCGCGTCCGTGCGCGAACGACCTGTGCCTGTTCCCAGATCGCTAGTTCACTGCGCTTGCGCTGGTCTTCCAGCTCGAGATCCAGCCGCCGCCGTCGCTCCTCAATCTGGAGCTGTGCGTCCGCCTCGGCAAGTTGCGCGGCCAGTGCTCGCTGGCGATCGCCTTCCTCGCGTGCAATGCGCTCTTTCTCTCGCTGCTCACCCTCCCGGCGCTCGGCTTCTTCGGCCTCGATCGTGCGGTGGATCATCGCCGAGCAGAACGCCGTGAATCCGAGCGGGCCGACGTGGATCACCGCCAGCAGCACGGCGAGCCACGGCTCGGGCTCGGCTGGAAGCACATCAAACTTGAGCAGACAGGCCATCAGGCCATAGAAGACCACGGCCACGAGTGCGCCGGCGTTGAGGCGGTTCACCCACGGTGAGCGCGTGCGCTTCGCCGAGGCGAGCCCGCGTAGCCACGTCCACTCAAACCCGATCGCCTGCGCCCATGCAAACGTCGGGTCGAGGATCTCTTGGGCGAACGTCGCGTTGAGGAACACGCTTGCTGAGGTGATCAGCACCTGCGGTGCGTACACCCACGCGACGCGCAGCGGCTCGACGAGTCCCCATTCCAGCGCATTTGCGGCCGTCTCACCCCACGAACGATTGACAGTAGCTGTGGTCATTGGTACTCCCTGATCAGCAGCTCTGGAGCTTGGCTAGAGCGAGTTCCAGAGCTGCTTGTGGTTAGCTCACGAATGTGCCAGTTCCTGGAAAGAATTACGGCTTCTGGCCGTGGCAGCTCCGCCCGTCGTTCGAGCACTGCGCCGGCCCGGCCGTCACCGTCCTGCTCGCATTGTTTCAGCCTCTTTCTGTGCGTTCGCCTCGGCCTCGGCCTGACCACAGCCGCCCGCCACGACATAGCCGAGCTTCAGGCCCGCGCTGTTGTGGACATCGCGCGTGACTTCCACCCACGCGCAGGACGGTGCTGATGCGGGCGCAGCCGGCACTGCGGGCCGAGCTGCTGGCGCTGCGGGTGGTGCCGGTGGCGGCGTGGCCAGATCTGGTAGTGCTGGATCGACCGTCGCCCCAAGATCCTCAGCATAGGCCCAGACGCGCCCGCCGCCATCAAGCTCAACCAGGAGCCAGTGCTGGCCAATGCGCCCAACGGGCGTGTACGGCGTGTCACGCTCGATAGCCGTCGCCGTCGCCGGATTGCCGTAGTCAAAATACGCCACGAGTGCGCGCGGGGCCGTGTTCGGCGGCATCGCGGTCAGCGTCGGCCCGCTCGTGGCGGCTGGCGTGGCCTCAGCTCGGGCGGGCGCAGTCGGTGCTGCGGGCACCACAGGAGCAGCCACGGGGCGTGTTGCGCTCCACAGCCCTACCAGGAGCAGCCCAAGTACCACGAGCGCCGCCACAACCCCGTAGGCAGGGCGTGGCGGTGCCTTCTCCTCCTGCGCCGCCTCAGCACCCGGTAGCAGGGCTGAGAGTGGCCGCTGCGCCGTGGGATCGACAACCGCCTTGGGCGACACTACGGGTTCGGCCGCGATGCGCTCCACATCGGGATCGGGCGGCTCGGCCATCAAGTCCAGTGTTGCCAGTACGTCCTGCTCTGGATCGACGATGATTGCGCCGGCCTGTGGATGGCCGTTCGGGTAGCGCAGCGGAGTCCATGTCGTCATAGTCGCACCACCTGTGTGTCACGGAAGCGATAGCGGCCAAGGCGCGTTTCGTCAAGTAGTTCGGCGCGTTTCCAGTCGGCGATCGTTTCCCGCGCCGTGCTCTCGGCCGTTCGTAGCACGTCCGCGAGTTGGCGCGCCGTCCATACATTCACGGTTCCTAAGCGCTCGCGGGCCGCATCGTACTCTGCTGGCCGCGGCGGAACCTCGGGATCACGTGACTGGGTGCTGTGGCGTGACGCAGCCACGTGCTGCGTACTCCCGTGCTCACGTGGCATTGACGATTGCAATCGTGAATCCACGTGCGCGCGGTCGCCCTCGATGAACGTCTCACGTGTCGCCGCACGTGAATCCACGATACTGGTGGGATCGAACGGGGTTGAAACCATCGCCAACTCGGGCACGTGCGCCGCCACGTGATCCGGTGCGTCCTCGGGCATAGTCACATCCAACACGCGCCGTTCAAGCTGTTTCGCCAGGTCGTTGAAGCGGTTCACGAGTTGATCATCGTCCATCGTGGGCATGGCGAGTTCGGCCCCGGCGATCGTGCGGAACGTTCCGGCAATCGCCTCAAGTGTGTCGTTCTGGCTGCGCTGCATTGCGGCCAAGATGCCGGCCACTTCCTGCCGCTCCAGCGCGGTCATGTTGGCAATGCCGACGCGCAATAGGTCAACGGCGCGAAAGTACGCCACCTTCGCAGCCGCAATATCGGCCTGGTGCGCCAACTCCAGTTTCTTCACCAGATGCGCCTGCTGCACCTCCGCCGCCCAGGCCATCGGCGACGACCACGAGAAGGACAGCGCCGGCACCACGACGGCGAAGATCAGCGTGGTAATCGTTTGCATCGTCGCAAACTCGGGGTTCGTAAGGCTGGCAGCCCAAAAGGCCGAGACAACGGTGTAGGCGTACCAACCGAGGAAGCCAGCCGCACCGAGCAGCACCACAAAGCCCCACGTAGTGCGGCGGTAGCGCTGGAGGAGCATGCCGGCGGGACTCGACGGGGCGATCATCGCCAGGAGCGCTGGCAACACCAGAGCGCAGCAGAGCGCCAGCACGATGGCGACGGCCACACGCAAGAGCGCGATAAGCCACCCGAATGGCGATACTGGCGCGTCGATGGTAATGAGTGAGATCTGAGCAAACGCCCAGAGGACGATGCTGAGAAAGAGACCAGCGTCTGAGGCGGAACGCAGGAAGCCGCCTTCGCGGCCCTTCTGCATGGTGTCGTGGGGTTGATTCATCAGTCGCACCTTCGTTCTGGTGCGACGGAGGCAGTACAATGCGCTCCGTCGCGGTTGCTAGTCCAACTGCGGTCGGTCTTCGGGCCGGGCCGGCGGGGTGGTGAGCTCACTCTCGCCGGCCGAAACTTACTCCTGTACTCCTCGATCGGTCGGAACGTCGAACTGTGGATCCCATCCCATTTCGAGATACTGCCCCGCTTCGGGCTCGATTGCCACGATTGCACGCTGGAGTTGATCGCCAAGTTCACGCATCAGCTTCTGATGTGTTGGCGTGAGCATTGGGTTGCGGCTCGCGAACTGGATCACGCTCAGGATAATCCAGGCTTCGCGCGGCCGCATACTCCAGCGAATTGGCTTCTTAATTACCCAGAGACGCCGCATCAGCGCCTCCAGTTCGGGCGGCATGTCGGGTACGAGGTTACTGCTCACCTTTCCCTTCCTCTCTCAATGCCCACACATCACCCTCGACGCCCCCCCCCCCGCTTCGAGCCGGCACCACGCTGCCCAGCGCTGCGCGCCGCCGATATGCTGCGTCACGTCGCCGACGTAGCCGACAGCGAGTCGTGCGCCGAAGAGCTGCTCTAGCTCGCGGAGCGCCCGGTCGCGCTCGCGGCGTGTGGCGGCGGTGATGCGGAGATCGACGTGGGTCACCCGTGTCCCCCTATCCCCCACGCAGCTCGCCGATCGCGCCTGGCCAGTTGCGCCGCAGCGACACTCCGCAGCACGTAGCCCTCCGAGTCAACCGCGTCCGCCCAGCGCTCGTCGGCATTCGGCAGCCACTGGACATGGACGCGCTCGCCCTCGATCCGGTCGATGAGGTACTCGGCTTCGCTCTCAGCGACCTGGAAGCGCAGGAAGCGCCCCACAGCCAGGCCCGTGCCGGCGTCACGGTCGAGCTGCCGAACATCGTCAGCGAGCGCTTCCCAGGCATCGAGGTCGTCCGCCACCTGCCCGCCAGCGATGAGCGTCGCCTGCTGCACCAGGATAGCGATGCGCGCCGTCATGGCGATGGTGGCCGAGCCGGCGACGGTTGGCCGCGTGGCGTCCTCGATTTGCCGCGCGCCATCCTCGAAAGCGCCGAGGTAGCGCCGGGCGGCGATCGTCGCCGGCGTTTGCGGCCCGGTGTGATCCCGAAGCAATTCCGCAATAATCCGTTCTGCGTTCCATGGAGTGGTCATGCGCTGGTTGCTCCTTGCGCCTCACGCGCCGCTCGAGTCGCGCGAATCCGCACGATGATGTCCCCGATTGTTGGCAGTGGGAAATCCAATTCCCGCAGCTCGGCGGTGACTGCCGCTTCACTCTCGGCGTCCGCTGCGGCCGCCAGAATCTGGAGCGCGTAGCCACGCGCCGCGGTCGGCGAGACCTGCATCGTCTGCTCGCCGATGCTGAGTTGCACGATGCCCGCGCCCGTCGCGGCCGATACGAGGGTCTCAACGGCCAGCTCGACCATGCCGCGCCGATCGTGCTTGGGCTGCGTACGCCGCGCCATGTCCTCCATGTGACCCGCCGCGAGCTGCATCAAGCGGTACTCCGGGTTGTCTTTGCTCACGCCCCGGAGCGCGCTCACGATGCCCTTGAGCGTACCTGTGCCGTCTTCTGCGATGCCCGCCGCCGGTGGTACTCGTCTTCCCTTGCTCATCCCCTTCCTCGCTTCCGCGTGATGGCCGTTGGCCGTCGCCCAATACACACTCCGTCGATCGTCACCACCAGGTGCCGCCAGAGCCCGCAGCACGGGCACACGATCGGGCTGCCTGGTGCGCCGTAGCGTGTCAGCGTCCAATCGCCGCAGCGTGGGCAGCGCGGACCAGGCCGCCCGGTGGGGCTCATGCGCGCAACGAGGATCATGGCTTCCTCCGCTCTCGCTCGCAGCGCTCGGCGCGCTGATAGTGATAGACGCCCCAGAGCGTGACCAGGAGCGTCACGATGGCCAGCAGGGCGAAGGCGGCGACCACAATCCAGTCAGCCATTGCCAGCCTCCGCTTCTAGCGCTCGCTTGAGCGCCGCAGCGGCGGCCAGCAGCGCCGGCACCCGCCGCATCGAGAGCGTGATCAACTGGACACCGTAGCCATCCGTGATCACGAGGCTGCCATCACGGCCGCCATGCACCGAAAGCGTGATCGTCTCTTCGTGCTCAGTCGCACTCACGCGCAGCGGCCCCGCTTCTAGCGCTCGCTTGAGCGCCGCAGCGGCGGCCAGCAGCGCCGGCACCCGCCGCATCGAGAGCGTGATCAACTGGACACCGTAGCCATCCGTGATCACGAGGCTGCCATCACGGCCGCCATG